AAAGTAAAATTGGTTTCCCGGATTATGGTCTTGTATGCATTGATTCTGATTGAGGCATCCAGTGTTGTCACGCCATTGTGTCGTTCCGTATGCCAGTCGATGTATGGGGTTTTGCACTTGACCGCGCCGGGGTGCGCCTTGTGCATCCGCTCTACCTTATCCGCTAACTGTTGCAGATAGTTGATTTGCTTATCCGTGGCTAACATATTACGCTGCTTGAGTGGTTATGGTCATTGTCGTGCCGTGAGACAGGGTAATTTTGCGCCATTGAAAATCTTGATAGTCTTCAACGTTGGCGACCTTGTAGCCCTCACTCCTGAGCTTCTTCATAAGGGCATTTGAATAGTCGATGATGCACCATGCAAGGATAACATCTTCCATTCCGTCGGTTTCAACCGAGCCAAGCGGGTTGACGTACTGCGACTCCGCGCCGGCGGTTGTTCTTGTCGTTGTAACGAGGTTGTATTTTGCTTTTGCCATAGCCATATCATTTAACGCCCATCTGTTTGGCGTAGTTGTCAATATGTTCTCTTGTGAGCCATTCTGGTTTGCCGTCTGCCGGCATTGCATCCCATAGCTCGCGCATCTTATCTATCTGCTCTTGCTCGTCGCCAGCCCATAGATGTTTGGCCTTACGATTGCCGTTGCCAAGATAATACTTGCAGTCGCACAAAAGGCGACCTAATAGCATGTAGTCGTGTTTTCTTGCCATACTGATTAAGCGTTAAGGGATTTAACGAGTTCGTTGTTCTGATACATTCTGACGCTTACAATGCGCACACTGGGCGAGATGAAAGTGCCGCAGTCGTTGCACACCTTTTTAATCATGTTGATTGCTTTTTGAACGTTGCGCGTTGTCGTTTTCATCGTTTTAGCGAAGCCCATCACGATGTCTTCTGTATCGATTTCAAAACGATAGCGATTCTGTTTCAGTATGTCTGCCGAGTCGATTGCGATTTGGCCATTGTCTTTAAGTTTCATAACTTCTTACTTATTGGGGTTTGTTATTGATTACGATGCAAAGTTAATGCTTTTACTTTTATCCACCAAATATTTTAGCGAAAATATTAAAGTAAATACTTACTTTTAACTATTGTTAATAAAAGTGTTTGCTTTAACGCGCTGATTTTGCGCTGATAGCGTAAAACAATGCGCCACGCCTTTAACTCAGACGTGACGCATCCAGATATGACAACAATGGCAGATATTATGCTGATATAGGTTCTCGCGGAATATTTACAGGGGGTTGTGCCGGATTGTCTTCTTTGTTTGCGGAAGGCTGCTGACCCTGCTGTTGCTTCTGTGCGGAAGCCGCGAGGAGGCGAGCGATTTCTTCTTCTGGTGCATCGGTCAGCGACAACATGGTCACGGCGGTTTCCAACGAAATCAGACCGGCTTGATACAGGCTTGCGATGGACTGCCACTTCGCCTGCTTGTCATCGGCGAATGGTTCCGCAAATTCAAATTTGATTTTGAGTGACTCCAGAGCTTTTCTCTTATCGGGATGCTCGTATGCAAGTATGGCGATAACGATATTGCGGAAACGGCCCACAAGTTCATCGTAGATTTCTTTGCGGTTGTCGCGCTTGATGTAGCCAAGAATGAAAGCGTTGCGGATTGCCACACCGGAAAGCGTGCCGAAGCCACGCATGGCCTCGGTGTCAAAATCCGGGGTGTAGGTATCAAAAAGGATGCTCTTTGAAAGGTCGGATTTTTCCGCGTCGCGTGTCTGCGATGCCTGCGGTGGGTTGACGTACTCAAACCTTGACTTTTCGCCTGTAAGCTGAATGAGCTTTCCGGGCTTGTTGGGGTCGGTCATGGTCTGAATGACGTCGGCAGTGGCGGCGGCGATGGGGTCGGAAAAGTAATTGTTGGTGTCGCCGGTCTTACTGTCAAGCATCTCCTCGCGGTTGATGCGGGCTTCCGCGCCATCCCATGCCTTTGGCTGCTGAAAGTAGATGACGTTTATCTTGCCGGTGGGATTGGGATAGATTTCGACTTCCCATCCGATTTGCGCCTTACGGCAGTAAGCAAGGATTTTGGGTGTTTGGAAATCCCAGTGCTGAATACTGCGGCCATGTTCTTTCGTCACGTATCCGTATGCAAAGGCGATCATGTTGCCGATGGTGTCGAACAGTGGGCGCAGGCGATAGCCTTTGGAACGCGCCAATACATTCAGCTTGACGCGACGCTCGCCTGTATCATCATCGCGGTAGATGTGCGCGATAAGGGCTGACTCGGTTTCCGCGCCGGCAAGTCGTTTCGCCTGACGGATGTGTGAATTGAAGTGCTGCTCTTCCAGAAAATCTGTGAATAGCGAAAAGGCTTCATCGTCGCCCTCTTCTTTCTTCCATTCAATAGGATTGCCGAGCAAGAAGAATAGCTCGATGTCGTTGATGTAGCGGGCGCGTGTGCGTGGCAACTTTTCCGTGATATAGGGGTCATCGCCTTTACGGAATTTGTTGGGGCGTTTCATCACGTCATGCGTCTGCGGATTATACTCCTTGATTGCTTGGTCAACTTCATCATCGCGGTTCTGGAGCATATCCAATGCGCGGCTGATGTCCTTATCCTGCAAAAGCTGATACAGGTCGCGGCTAACCCCGGACGCATTTAGCGTGAGGTTTCGGAAATAGGTTAAGATTTGCTGTAAGTAGTTATTCATATCTGGTGTTGTTAGAATATTCCTAAATCTGACTTCTTGACTTTCTTCGGCTTGAGAATCTTGCCGAGGATGCAGCCAAGCACATAATACCGGGTTGCGTCGATAGAGTGGTTATTGGCATCTTCCGGCATGTTGATGTAATTGCCATCCTTATCTTTCGCCCATACATAGTTGCGCAATTCTTCCTGCACGTTCAGTGACCGCTTCGTAACAAAGATGTTGTCAAAGGATTTCATCTTCTCAATACCGGCAATGATGCTTCCGGCTGGCTTCGCCACGGGGTAGATGATTATGCCGCCGAGAGCTATTTCGTCAATCAGTCGCGGGTCTGCACTATCGGCGTAAACGAATGAATCATCCTCGCTTAATTTCCTTATGAGGTCTTTGGAAAGTAGTCCGGTTTCAAATATCTGTTCGTCGATGTAAAGGTCGTTGCCGATTACGCCGCATTTTACACACGCGCTGACATCGTTGGTATATCCGAAGTCCAGACCGCGAGCAACATGCTTGCAGTTCTTTGGAAATTCGCTGACAATGCCCCATTTCTTGAAGACCGCACCCTCGGCTACGTCTGCCCATCTGCCCATGAAGATGTGGCCGTAGCGTTCCGGGTCGCGCTCTTTCATTTCTTGAGCCGACCTGATAAATTCTTCCGAAAGATTTTCCTTATTGTCAAGATACGTTGTATGGATATGAAGCACTTGAGGATGCGTGGAAATCTGCACCGGCACTCCGTCAAAGTATTCTATCCTGTGCGTGTCCTTGATGTATTTCTGATAGATGAAGTGGTTGCTATCCGTAGGGTTCATAATGATGATAATCCTGTTCTGGATTCCAACCTGACGGATTGAAAAGGCGATTGTTTCAAATTCCCTATCGGAAGTCCACTCCTCGGCCTCATCGCATACAAAGGTCGTGATGCCGTGGATGGATTTCAGCTTTGCGGTCTGATTGCCAGATGATGTTTTGATGCCACGGAACATAATACGGCTACCGGTAATCTTGTTTATGATGTCGGTTTTGGTCGTATGGAAGTACCGGGTCGTGCCGTCAAGCTCTATCTTTTCCAAAAATTCAGGTATAATGGAAATGCTCGCACTGGTCATAGTGTAGCGCGTATAGAGGATTTTATGCACAATCTTGTCTGATTCCGCTTTGGATAGACCCTTGCGTTTCAGCTCAAATGATAGGCGTTCCAAGAAACCGCCGATTCCGAATGATTTACCAGAGCCACGACCACCCGTGACAAGGATGATGAAATGTTCCTTGTCAGTATAGAGGGGGTAATATATCTCATGGTTGATAATCATTCTTCTTTATCCCGTTTCTTCTGTTCCACTTCTTGCTTTATCCAGCTATCAATGTCGATGCCCTGCTCAACATTTTTTGGAATACCGTCATCTTCAACTTCCGGTTGTATGGGATTCTCGCCATAGCCGTAGCGTCTTCCGAGTGTATTCAGATGAAAGCGAATCATCCAACTATCGGGGTATCTGCTCCAGCCGGCGAAATTGTCTTTTCCTTTTACGCCACCCAAGGCAAGGATGCGACTGGCGACATCTATCTGTTCCAGAAATTCAAGGTCGCGTTCCGCCATAATATCGACGAAAATAGGTTCTTGTGCCAGCCACGATTGTAGCTTCGTCCAGCCGATTCCAAATTCTTTCATCAGCTGAGTGCGCTTTCCGTTACACTTCGCCCAGACCTTTGCAAACATAGCCGGAGATGGCATTTCTGCGCCTCGCGCACGCGCACGCTCGCGTGCAGACGCTATCGTGTTGCGCAATTTTTCGCATTGTGAAATCGCCATTTCCAATTCGTATCGGCTAATGTTCAGTTCGTCAGCAATTTCCGTATTGTAAAAGCCCTCAAAAGCAAGTGCATCGACCTGCGACAAAAATTCCTCACTCTCATAATCAAACGAGGGTGTGGCTTTGGGCTTGCGCGGTGTTTTGCTACTAATTCGCTTCTTCGGCATCGTCGTGATAATGAAATTTTAATCTTCTATGCTGCGTGTGCAAGAGTCGAACTTGCTATTTCCGTCATGTGACGGCGAGATGACCGGTTCTCTAACACGCATAACCTAATTGGGAAGTGGTCATTTGCCCCCCCGTTGCAGTTCTTATTGCCTGAAACATATTGCCATTGGCTCGGCCTATTATATCGTAATACCTTTGCCGTTGGGATGATGAAACGTTCATATCGCCAACACGACGACGGAGAGCCTGTGCGCGATTGTTGATTGCCACCTGTGACTGAGAATATCCCATTCCGTATGGTGACATCATGTTCTGGTCTGCATAGCTACCGGTGTAGTATGCCATAGTTCTTGTTGATGGTGTACGTCTGCGTCTAACTATCTTGTATTTTAAGGGTGATGGTCAGCCGGGGTTTATTCCGACTGACCGTTGTTGTTTTAGGGTTTTCAACACTTACCGCCCTTTCCGGGCTTCTTCTTGCCTCCACACGATTTGCGCGATTTCATTTTAGAACACCTCCTTTCTGCGGTTTTAGCATTATGTGAATTTCAGCCCGGATAGGGTGATAGCGTTGATGCGTCGTTTCCAGCCCTTGATGAATTTCTTCTGGCTCGGCTTTCTGCGCACGATGCCATCCACGAAATTGATGCGGGCTTCGTAAATCTTCGTGAATAGTTCCGCTTCGTTGGCTGCGTTGACTGCGGCTATCGTCTTTGGGCCGACAATTCCGTCCTGTGTCACGCCGAGAAGCCTCTGCGGTATCTTGATGCCGTTCACGCCGCTTGCCCACACCCAATCGACGAGGTTGTTCGCAAGGGCTTGGCTTTTGATTTCATCGGCTTTCCATCTGTCCCAGAAAAGCGTCTTGAGTACGTCGCGCCAACGCTTGTATGTGATGTTACGCAGGCTGAACACCGTAGGTACGGGATAGCCTTTCCGCTTGCCGTACGCCTTGTAGGTCGCTATCGTGATACCGCACATGGTCGCGCCGCCGACATCGTCGGGGTCATTTGCGAAGCCCGTCTTTTTCGCCTGCTCAAATATCTGTTCGGGAGGAAGTGAAAGATAGCGTTTGTTTACGCCGGCTTCAAAGTAAAGGATGAACGGGATGATTTCTTCAATCTTTGCCATATTCTTGTAGTGTTAGGGTTGGTTATTTACCGCCGCCAAGTGCGCCTCTGACACCGCTTGACTTTCCGCGTAGTGCAAGATGCGCGTTTCGGTCATCCATCATCTTGTCGTAATCATTATACGACCTCACGCGCCCAAGGTCAATCTTCCTGTCAGCGTTGTAAGCCCGCATGACACCGGCAAGACTGCCCGGCAGCGTCATCGCCACGACATGAGAGGGTCTGCGCATACCGGGATTGGCCTGCGCCGTGCGTTGGAAAACAGGATTATATTGCGGGTCAAAGGTCATTTTGCCGTGAGCCTTTGCGCCGAATCTTCCGTACATGTTGTGAAGTGAACTGCGGCCATCCGAGAAAGCATAACAATCCAGTTTGCGACCACCATTAGCGACCGCAAACGGTATTATTTTTTCCATTGCGCCTCGTTTTCCGCTGGTGGAGAATACAGACACTACATCCCCATCGCGTTTTATCGCTACACCTGTCTTTCCGTCCGGAGTAAGAAAGCATCGCATCCGCTTGTATTCGCTTTTGCTATGCAGGTCAACCATCCAGCCGTTCCTGCCTTGCGATGC